TAATTCACACCATCGACGGTTATTGGATCGCCGTAGACCAAACCGCCAAAATCGGCAAACCGTGCCGTCAGTGTGTAGTCGGTGCTCAGCACCATCTCACCGGCCAACACCTGCGTCGGCATGTCGAGGATGCCAAGCGCCGTCACAGCTCCAGCCGTGCAGCTGACGCCGAAATCATTCAGGAAGACGCCCAGATCTTCAGTCAGCGCCATCGGTCTTCACCTTGCGCGCGCGTGGCTTGGGCTCCTCAGCCGTGGCCTCGACAGCACGCCCGATGCGGATCAGCTCGGCAGCCACAGCAGAGTCCAGCTCGTAGACCTTGCCAGCTTCAAGGTATGAACCCTGAGCGGCACAGTCGATCTCAATCAGAACCTTCATGCAAAAAAAGGGGGGCGGTTGCCCGCCCCCGCCTCCTTATCAGGTGGTGATGTCCAGGATTGCAGCGAAGCTCTTGGGATCGCGCACGGCCACGTCATAGGTGACGATGCCGCGAACGCTGGTCAGAGCTTTGCTGAAGTCGTCCTGATCTTCGCCCACGGTGATCTCGAGGCCGTTGCCCCAGAAGCCCACCATGGCCTGGCTGAAGTCGCCCATGAGCAGAGCCGAGCACACACCAGAGCTAGAGCCCTTGGTGAGAGTGCTGGGCACCTGGTTGGTGGCGGCCAGAGGGTAGCCGTTCAGGGTGCCGGGGGTAGGACCGCGGCCGATGCCGGCCAAGTCGGTGTTGAACAGGAAGGGACCGTCGCCGGTTGTCGAGCCACCTGCGCGGAGCTTCTTCAGGGCTGCCAGCACCTTGTAGTTGGTGAGGTAAGCCACGGAGCCGGGGTTAACAGCACCGTTCACCTGCATCACGGCAGCTTCCAGATCCACCACCTTCTCCAGGGTGACAGCACCACCGTTGGTGCCCATGGCCACGGAGCCGATGCCGGAGGTCTGCATGATGCCGGTGGGCTGGCCGCTGGAGCCAGAACCGTTCAGGATGCCCAGGTCGATGGCCAGGTTGATGCCATCGGTCAGGTCACGCCGCACCAGCTCCTCGATGCCAGGGGTGCCCTGCAGCAGGGTCTGGCGGCTGTACTTGGACAGGGCAGCCAAGTTCTTGGGAGCCATGGTCACCTGGTCGAAGGTGGACTCCGACTGGGTGATCGCGGTGGTCTGGGTGCTCAGGTAGTAGGTCGAAGCCACACCGGAGCGGCGGGGGATCGCCACGTTGCCCACCAGGCCAGGCATGGTGCGCACGCCCAGCTGAAGCATCAGGGCGTTGTTGCGCAGGAACTCGATGAACTCATCGGCCAGCAGATCGGTAGCAACCAGGTTGCCGCCGGTGGTGGCACCGGAGGTCACATAGGTGGCGCGCTGGCCGCCCAGGGCAGAGAAGGGAACGAAGAAGGATCGCTCGGTGGTCTTGGACACACCGGACTTCTCCACCTCACGGGACAGCTCACGCACCAGGCCGGCCTCACGGGAGGACCAGTCACCGGTGAGCATTGCGCGGATGCCAGCAGTCAGGCTGTAGGCAGCGCGCTCATTGGATGCCATCTCCACAGGGGCGACGGTTTCCACAGGCTTGGCGCCCAGCTTGTCGAGCACCACGGCGCGGGCCTCATCCAGGCTGCGGCCGCCGTCGATCAGCTGACGGCCAAGGTCGGCCATGTCGTACTTCTCAGTCAGGGCAGTGATGCCAGCGATGCGGGTGCGCTCGGCTTTTGCAGCCTCAGCAGCCGCTTCAGCCCGCACCGCCGAGATGTCGGGGGTGTTTTCCATCGGAACCTCAGGTTCTGTTTCGGGGGTTGGTGATGCGGCGGAGGCCGCAGGATCAGTCTCAAGAGACCGACCCACACCCACAGTGGGGTCTGCAGGTATGCTAACCACGCTGATCTCGTAGGGAGCCCAGCTGGTAGCGACGAAATCACCGCTGCCGCGTTGCTCCATTTCGTTGATCGCGTAGCCAAAGGATACATTCCGAAGAACGCCATCCTTCACGTCAGCCAGCACCTCCTGAGCGAAGGCGTTGCGGCTGAATTTCACCGTGGCGTAGCCACGTTTCTTTTGCCCATCAATCCACGCGCGCTCCACCACGCCGATCACCTTGTTGGGATCGTGGTTGAACAGCAGCGGCGCTGAATCGTTCAAACGGGCCAGATCAGCACTGCGCGCATCATGCTGCAGCACCTCATTCCCGAAGTAACGGGCGACGGGAAACTCACTCGAGAAGGGGAACTCAATGCTGCGCTCGTCTTCGCTGACCGTGAAGTCAGCTACCTCGGCGCGCTTCAATAGCTGCCCTTCAAGATCACGCGATAGGTCCATCGGTGTCCTCGATGTCATCCTGCTCATTATCGGGTGCAGCAGCGTCATCAGCCTCGGCGGCAGTCTCCGCCGGCTCCGCTGCCGGATCCTCCATCGCTTCGTGCTCGTTCTCTGGGTCGCTATCGAAGTAGAGGTCCAGCTCCTCGGCGCGATCCACCTCAGCCTTGCGCGCAAGCAGCAGCTCCTCAAGATCACCGCCTTGCTCGGCCACCACGTCTGCCTGCGTCTTGAATCCGCAGCGCACTGCGGTCTTATATGCCTCGACTTCTTTCGCCGGATCCACCCAGCTCCAGCCGCGCGGCATCCACCGCACACGCCGGTAGCGATCGGGGTCTGTCTCGTATGCAGGCAGGCTCAGCGCACCGCCCAAAACCGCCATCTCCAGCCAAGCTTCAAACACCGGCCGGTGGAAGTTCTCGATCATGAAATGCTGCAGCGCCTTCCAGTTCTCCCGATCCTCCAGCAGGCTCAGCCGGCTGCTGCTGTAGTTCGTCTGACTAAAGTCGCGTGAGATCGTCTCGTAGCTGCAGCCCACGCCAGCCGCCATTGCCCGAAGCATCGCGCGCAGGAACGGCTCCAGCTGCCCATCCGGGGCATCCAGCTGCGGCACCGTCACCTTCTCGCCTGGGGCTAGGTACTTGAACACGCCGGGTTCAAAGTTGCTCACCCGTTCGTTGTCGTACACCTCATCACCCAGCAGCTCGCCCTCCGGGCTCTCAATGAAGCCCATCAGCGAGCTGGCCGCGCGCGCGCGCACCACCTCGGCCTGCTCGTAGCCCTGCAGCATGTGCAGCCGCTGGATGGCGCTCGCCAGCCAGGGCACGCCGCGGGTCTGTCCAGGCCGGTCCTGCACATACAGGTGCAGCACCTCAGCAGCAGGCACCAGCCGGTGGCGTGCAGTGGTGCTCGGTCCAAACGTCGAATCGCCCGGATGCTTCGTCAGGAACGCATACTGCACCGGCCGTCCCCAGCGGTTCAGCTCGACGCCCATGCGCCATTCGTTGCCATCGATCGTGCTGCCGCCGGTGTAGTTGTCGTCCAGCAGATCGCTCTCGATGATCTCCAACGCGAACGGCACACGGCCACCGCCGAACGGTTGCCGCACCATCCGCACAAACACCTCGCCCGACTCGGCCACTGCACCGATAAGCAGCCGCTCGATGTCCTGGAAGCTCAGCCGGCCAGCCGTGTGACATGTGCCCTTGCGCCCCCAGTCCGACCAGGCCAGCTCGATTGCATCGTTGACCGTCTGATCTAGCCGGCCGCCGCCGCGCTGCATCCGCACCTGCGCCTGCATCCTGATGCCGGTGCCGATCACGTTGTTCCGCACTGCACGGATCGCTTGCCGCGCGTAGTCGTTGTCGCGCACCAGCTGGCGCGAACGGTTCCGCAGCCGCGGCAGGCTGCCCTTGATCTCCGCATCAGCGCTGGTCCCGCCGGTCACCCAGTCGCTGGTCAGCCGGCTGACGCGCGCGCCTTCATACATCCGCCGCCGCAGGGCAGGCATCGGAGTGGCGCCCTGCTGCAGCCAGCCGAGGATCGCGCTACGGACGCCCATCAGAATCTCACGAACAGGTTGTGCGGGTTGCCAAGCCCATTGGCGTGCAGCTGTGCTGCCTGCTCACGCTTGACCGCTGCCTTCAGGGTACTTTCAAACGCCAGTAGGTCGTTAAGCTCCATCTTCTTCAGCCGCCGGCTGCCGATGCTGTACTCAGCAACAGCGCCGCCCGCGATCATCGCGCGGATCGCAGCCTGCACCGCGTCGAGATCCTTCTGCGACTGGCTCCGGCCATCGAATGCGCTCGGCTGGCCAGCGTAGCTCAGCCCAGGCAACACCTCGAGCTGCCCAGCCCCTAGCGTCACATGCTCGCCGCTCTTCGTGGCCTCGGCCTGCCAATACCATTGCCCGGAATCAAAACCGGTGCTGGTGCCCTGCGCGATCAGGAACTCCCAACCGGTGCCGTAGGCCGTGCCCACCACCGTCGCACCTTCATGCGTCTTGTTGAATCGCAGGTAGTAAGTCAGCGTCCAGCCGCCGCTGCTGCTGATCGCGTTGCCAAGGTTGTCGCTCGCAGCGACATCCCGCCACTTCACCGTGTCTCCGGCTCTGATCTGGGCAGGGATGTTCACGGCCTCACCAGCTGTTGACGAACGCCGAAGCTCCGGCTCCACCCGATCTTAGGCGCGGCTTGCGTGGCTCAGCATCCCCATTCTGCAAGCGCTTCTCCAGCTGGTCCCAGATAGTTCTCCGGTCGTACCGCTGGTACAGCCGATGTACCGCTGCGTATGCGTAGACCAGGCAATCCAGCGCCTCATTGCGGGCGCTTGGTTTCTTCACCCACTCGCGCACCGGGAAACCCTTCACGTACCGCAGCGCCTGCTTTTCTGCCGTCAGCTGCTCGAAATACTCAGCGCCAGTCTGCGCATGGAAGTGCAGGTAACCAGGCCCGCGTTCGTTGTGCTTCAACCGCCCAAACAGCGTGGTCTTGATCGTGTCGCCACCGACCGGGAACACAGCCGCTCCGCGCTTCAGCGTCCGGCCCTGCGCGTTGATGTCCACCTTGCTGGCCTTGCCGATCGGTGGCTTGCCACGCTGGCTCTGGCCCTTGATGGCGATCACGCCCACGGCCTGCCGCTCCCTGGCGTACTGGTAAGTCTCCGCGGTTGCGTGGCCGCCGCTGTCCACACAGATCACATCCGCCCGCAGCCTGCCGCCGCTCACATGCTCCCACTCATGCAGCACCAGCACGTCCAGCTGCTTCCACACCTCAGGCCGGCATGGGTCGCCGTAGATCTCCTGGTGATCGATCAGCCAGCCTTCCTCCTCGCGACCCCACGCCCACACGCTGACCGCTAGGCGATCGCCCGCACTGCCGCCGCCGCCCTGCACATCCACGCCGATCGTCACGGCCAGCGCGCCCTCCGGCAGCTTGCCGGCCGCATACGGCTCACACCGCTGCAGCAGCGCATCCGCGCTCACCTTGCTGGCAAAGTCCTCCTCCCACGTCTCAGCCAGCCGCGTGTTCACAAACGATTTCAACATCGGAGCGTCAGTCTTCGCCCGCAGGAAGTCGTCCACCATGTCCGCCCAGCTCAGCCAGCCCAGCGGCGAATAGAGCCCACTCAGCTGGAAGCCAGCCGTCTTGCCGTCGCTCGGCGCCGTAGCGCGCCACTCACCCTGCCGCAGCATCGCTGGCTTGTGGATTTCGGCGAAGCGCTCGTGGCAGTGCTCGCACTCATAGGCCGCCGTCGCCGGGTCGTTCTTCTCCCACTTCAGCTGCGGCCACTTCAGCCACTGCATCTCCTCGCAGCAGGGGCACGGCACATAGAACCGCCGCTGATCGCTCCGCTCATACTCCGCCTCAATCCGGCTGAAGTCC